GTAATAAAAAGAGTTAAATAAAAAAGTAATTATTAATAAAAAGAGTAATTATTAATAAAAAGGTAATAAAAAAGTAATTAGTAATAAAAAGAGTAATTAATAATTATAAGTAATTAGTAATAAAAATTAGTAATAAAAGTTAAATAAAAGGTAATAAAAAAGTAATAGAGATTAATAAAAAATGTTATTTTTAATGTTTTTTTGGTAATTTTTAATACAAAGCTTTTGCAATAGTATTGATTGCTAGCTAATTACTGTTTATCAACATGTCTTAGCTAAGACATACACACTTTTTAATATCAACTTGTCTTAGCTAAGATTTACACACTTTTTTATATCAACTTGTGTAAGCTAAGACACTTTTTTATATCAGAAGACCAAAATTAGATGTAACGCTAAACTCTATAAATAATTAATATTTATTTATAGAATGAATGTAAAGATTTAAGTATTTATTATTTATATCTATTATATAAGGAAGGAATCAATAATGTCCATCAATAATACTGATGATGAAGAAAATCAATATGATGATGAACTTATAGAAGATAATAATTATAGTTCAGTATGTGCTACTGAAATTCCGCGAAAAGTCTATCATATACGTCTAATCACTAATAAAACACAAGATAAATATACATTTAATTCAATGCTTTTTATTGGTATTAAACCTAAAGATTTATCAGTAACACAGGTGTATAAAAAGGATAAAGTTCCTGCAGAAATACTTGAAAATGCTAACATTCATAGGGGGGATCTAGGTGAGAGTGTTTGGATAATTAAAGAATTTATAGATTCGGATGATACTCTTGGATTTATTCGATTTAGAATTGCATCAGTCTTGAATTTACCATCAGCATATATTGCAATGTGGGCTCAAGACAATGATGGTGCATATACCTTATTAGGAACTAAATATTATTATAATTTAACGATGAATGCAATACAGGAAAGATTAGAGCAAACAGAGAAGGTATTGACAGATGTAGAGCAGAATAATTTAGTCCTTTATATGGATGAATTAAAACAGAGAAATTTAGCATTACGTAAAAAGAAGGCAGTTAAAGGACGTAAAAAAGCTGAAAAAGGATTCGAAGATACGATACAGCCTTATAAACAAGCGATATACAATCCTGATCCATTTGCATATCCTGTTCCAGATCCATTCTTTATGCCTAGTCATATTGCAAAGAGTGAGATCTTCTTAGTAAAAGAAGATGCTTTTATATTAGAGGATTATGATATTTCAACAACGACTATAAATGCTGCATCCATAATTGATTTTACAAAGTGGATAATATCATTACCAGAGTATAATAATGCGATAACTAATCCAAATTTAACGGAGAAAACGAAAGAGTTAATTGCAAGTCATATGATTAAATATTGGCCTAATTATTGTAGAACTCCTCCTGGTGCATCAGAAAATTCAATTACAGTTTGTGAAGAAGGTGGTGATCAGTCTTATTCAATTGGATTAAGACAACAAATGAATGTTCCGATTGGTCCAGTATATACTGTTTTAGGGTTTGATTTTACTAATGTAAATAATCTGGCTAGACAAAAAGAGTTAGAGAAAGAGATTAGGAATGCTGCAACATATGAAAAAAATAGATATGACAGTTCGATAGAGAATGTATCATCGGAGGTTAGATATGCAAAAGATCTAATTTGGAGACCTGATTTAGAAAATTTAAAGATGGATAGTTGCTCGATCATTGAAACTGTTATTCATGTCAATTATGATACAGGATCGACGGCGATGGTGTCAGGTTTACAATCATCTGAAATTGCTGGTTCTAAGGCTAAAAAGTTTAAGTTGGTTAGAAAAGATGGGATAGAGACTGATTTCGTGGATTTATTGAAGATTTTCGATAATTTTCCTTTATCAAAAGAGACACCATTTATAAAGTTTCGTGGTGATGAAAGCAATGAAGGATTTCATAAGGTAGATCGTTCGATCGTAGACAATGTTACAGAAGATGAATTAAAGCGCTGGATCTCAAATAAGACGACGATAAAGACGGCAGATGGAATTAAATATACTGTATTTGGAAAAGGCTTAAGTTTAAAGACGGAGATTTATAAGAAAGATAATATTACACGATATGCAACGATCTTTATATCGAGGGATGGTAAGATTGAAATTAAGGCATCATGGGATGAAGAAATGCATGCGGACCTTGAAGATGTTGTCAAAATGATAGATGCATGTAGAAAGACGATAGAAACAATAAATATGATTGATTATCATTTACCAAGAACTAGTCGTAATCGCATGATTGGACTTCCAAATTCTGATTTTAACAAGATGTTTACGAATACTAAGATCGTCTTGATTAATGCAATATCCCAATTTACGGCGCCTGGAATAATAGATTTTGATGATTTAAATGATCTAGCTCGTACCTTCCATAAAAGTTTTGCTAATGTACTAGCGAGTGATATTGGGTTCGAGGGAATTGGTATGGGCAGGAAGGTTATTACAAAGTATCATCCATTATTAAAGTTACGTTATAATCGTATTAGTAATTTTGAGAATATGAGTAGTATTCAAAAGTTCGTATATGATCTAGTCCAACAATTATCGAAAAAACAGGTTAATGAATTTTATGCAAGACCAGAAGGACAGACAGCACTTGCAAATCTGGCCGTTAATTATTTCTTACAGAGAGGAGATAAGGTAGCAGCCGAAGATATAAAGAAGAATTTTCCGGATGAATCAAAGTTGGCAAAATCGACGCTAAAACATCCAGGAGTGGATGTTAAGATCAGACCAACAGCTAAGTTAAATACATATAAAATACATATTCTTGGTGCAAAAGGTATTAATCAAATGCGTCGTATTCATTTCTTCGTTACAAGACTAATATCATTATATTTTTCCAAGGAGAAGACTGCACCACTCGATTTTTACTGGGAACGTTTAAATAAGACTGATGCTGTTAAGAATATACCAGTAATTGAGAATATTAATGCAGAAATTATCGATAGTGAAGAAAAACACAAACAGGAAGTATTAGATGCTAAAGCTGAAATTATAGATGATATAAGAGCTGGAGAATATGGTGATATTGTAAGTGATGAGTCTGATAGTGAAGATGAGGATGTTCTTATAGCTGATCTTGCTAGTCTTGTAAAAGATTCTATAAATCCGGCAAAGATAGAGGCTATTAATGATTTATTCGAGGATGGTATTCCAGCAGAGAGTTTAGAGGAAGATTATGATGAAAGAAAGGAGAGAGAAAAAGAGAAAGTTGCGGCTGCAGCTGCAAAAGCTAAAGCTAGAAAGAGTTCGAAACCAATGACAAAGTTAGGATATCTTGAAACATATGATTCAGAAATCGTTCCTAAAGGTCAAAATGGTCAGAATGGTTATGCTAGAAGATGTCAACCAGTAGGCAGACAACCTATCGTTCTAAGTAATGAGGAATATGATACTATGATACAGAGATTAAATAATGAAAAAGAGGCAGCAGCCAATCCTTCGGTTAAGAAAGAAAAACTCGATTCTATTAATATGGTATCAGGAGAGAAAGGTGTTCTTAGCTATCGTGGAAATAGTTATATGTGTCCGATAGCCTTCTGTCATACCGATCATGAACCATTGGCTACGATGGAACAAGTTGCAGAACATAGAGATAGATTAAAACACTTTGTATCTGTTCAAGAAGCTGATGTAATACCTGGATTCCTTAAACCAAAGACAGATACTGGTCTATGTATGCCTTGTTGTTTTAAGCGTTCTGGTAATACATGGAAAAAGAGTATATTAGAATGTTTGGCTGGACAAACAGCAGATAAGAAGGGAACTGGAAATATTCAATCTAGTAACAAAGAAGAAGAAGTTGGAGGAATAATACCAGGTCAGATAAGTGATGATCAGTTTAGATATATATTAAAAGCGAAAAAGAATCAGATTATAATACCAGATGGTGGTCGCCTTGGTCACTTACCAGAATATCTTGCAAATATTTTAAATGTTGATAAATCATGTGATACAAGCAATACTGCAGGATCAGCAGCAGATGGATTTAATTGTTATGTTAGAATGGGTATGCCATCAAATAGTGTTAATAAGCCGAACACATTCTTAAACGTTATTGGTGATATAATACCGAATCCAGGATCACCATACGGTATTCCAGGATCCGAAGTTAGAAAACTCTTAATCGATACGTTAAGAGATGATCCAGATGTATTCGAAGGGTTAATGGATGGAAGTTTAAAGATAATATTTACTGAGAGGGAGAATGATACTGCACTCGTAACACAGGGTGATAAAGAGAAAGTAAAGACTGATCCAGAAGAGAATTTCATTTCATTCCTTGAATCGCAACCTATTAATGAGACGTTATTATGGGACTTCGTAACGAAACCAGGTGTCATAACTGAAAATGGTTTTAATCTTTTTATAATAGAAGCAGTAGTTAATAAGACCAGTAAGAGCAAGGGTATTGGAAATTATATATTTATCTGTCCGAATGGATATAATATTTCAAAGGTATATAATCCAGATAGAAAGAGTCTCGTACTCTTTAAATATATGAATCATTATGAACCAATCTATCGTGCACAGGTTGAGAATCGTCAAATGAAGATATTTAAAGAATTCGATAGTTCACATTCATTTATTCAAACCCTAGTAGAAATGCTTAATCAATGTAAACCATATAACGATAAAAAGGCCGAGATTGAACTATCCAAATACTATTCACGTATTAAAGAAAGACAAATCAAATTTAAAGAGAGCCAACCAGCTGATGAAATATATACATTAATTAATGATTCACCGCATAATTTCACCATAAATACAAGTTTTAGTGTTGGTATTGACGAGACCGACGATAATAATGGCAACGATAATAACAACAACAATAATAACACTGACGATAATAACACTGATGATAATAACAACGATGATAATAACACTGACGATAATAACACTGATGATAATAACAACGATGATAATGACGATAATAACGATAATACTGATAATAATAATAATGATAACGATAATAAAAAGATTCAAGTTGGTGGTGTTAAAAAGAAGCTTAATGACGATGATGAAAATAATGCCGATAAAGGTAAGGAGAAAGTTAAGAATAGTGAAAATATGAAGCTAAAGATAGTAGGTCAAATTGTTGACAGTTATAATAAAACTATTTATTTAGTTTTGAATAATGGATTAAAATTACCTGTAGATCCTAGTCAGAAAATACCACATTTAGAAGAGCTTGAATATGATAAGATTCCAGACCTTGATTATGTAACAACCGTTAAAACTTTGTTGGATTTATATAATTTTTATCAGATAAGAGGATATATACTGCAAAATGTTGTAGGTGGAGATGGAAAAACAGTTCATGGCTTATTATTAGATACAGGCTTAATGGTGTTAGTTAAACCGATATCGAAAGAAGAGTTAAACGAAATTGGTACTATATACTCTGATATAGATGTAAACTTGGCCATTTCTCAGAAAGATTTAGAGGATACAGTTAATTTTATGACGATGGAATCTGTTGATAGGATGATTCTATCTAACCAGATCGATAATAGTGAAAAGCGTGTAATGAGTAATGCTAGAAGATTT